GTCAAACGTACCGCCGACGGGTAAGTTTTGAATCGATACTTGCGCGTTGGCGGGGTAGGAATCCATACGCCATTTCGTGACGCTCGAGTCGAAGACGACCGCGCCGTCGCCCGTCCGCGTTAATGCTACCGTTTTATATGTGCTCATGCTGGTGCTCCTTTTCGCGAGTATATCAAAAATGTCAAAATCAATGCGTAGTGTATGCGCCGTTGAGCGCTTCACCCCACCACGCCGAGAGCCCGTCGTCGACCTCGTCCGCGTTGATGACGTCGCCCCGCTCGTCGTACACCGCCCCACGCGAGTCTACATACGAGTGAGAGAAACGGTCGCGGCGGAGTACGCTATGCGCGATCCAAAGCGAGAGTACCGTGTCATCGTGCTTCTCTCGCCCGAGCCCCCACAGCTCAGAGATAAGCGGCTCAATCGCGCGGCGGTCTCGCTCCGTCGCCGAGGGGAGTATCACTTTCCCATTCTCAAAGAGCACACTCAGCGAAGCGACGCCGCTCCACGGGTCCGCCTTTTTCGCGCCCGTCGTCAGGTGTGGCACGATCGGGAGGTCGGTCGATTGTTTGATGCCGACGTAGTGCATCTCGCCGAACGCGTTACGCTCGACCGCGATCGCAGAGACGCGCCCGCGAAAACGGTTAAACTCTTCGATGACCGCGATGCGGAGTTGCGCGGGCGAGAGTCCCCTTTTACGGAACATGCCGAGGAGGTAGTGATCACCCGTGTCGAGATCCCGCCCCCATGTCGTCCCGACCGTAAAGTCAGTGTCTCGCGCTTCCGCGTCGCGTACGCTCTGCACGAGACTAAAGTCCCACCCCTGAACGATCTCGAGGCGCTCGACTCGTGGGATCTCATACATCGAGAGCTCGCTCCCGCGCGCTTTCGCGTCGCTTAGCCAGTCGTAGCGAAACGCCGACGCGCTGTCATCTTGTACGCGATGCTGAAACTCGCGCGCGAAGAGTTGCGCGCCCATCGAGCGGCGCTCGCGTAAGAGGTACTCGATCGGCCTCTCTTCAGGCCAAAGCACCCGCGACTCACCCTCGATGCTCACTCCGCAAATCACCTCGCGCCCGTCGCGTGTCTCCGTCTCGTACGCGTACGCCGTCGGCATTTTTAAGACGGCGGGGTCTTCAATGAGCGCCCAACTCGGATCGTTTATCATGTCTCCGTAGAGGTCGTCATAGTGCTTACGCGTCCCGATCGCGGCGATCAGTCCCCCGCGTGACAGCATCGGGAGCACCGTCGCGCGAAACCATCGCTTCGTTTTTGCGCGTTGTGCTGCCGTGTGGCACGTCATATCACTCTCGAGGTCATCCGCGAGGATCAGGTCAAAGTGAGCGCCCGTCACCGCGCCACCCGATCCGATCGACGTGATCGTCGGGTCGACGCTCTCCAGGTTTCGCGGCACGTAGACTTGGGTTTGTGTCCAGGGCGTCGCTTCATTTTCAAAAGGAGTACAGCCGCGCGCGGGGTCGCTCGCCCAGTCCGCGACGATCTTCGCGGAGCGTAAGAGCGCCTTGACGCGGCGCATACGCTTCTCGGCTTGGTTCGCGCTCTCGCAGATCCAAAGGATACGCACGTCTCGATTTAGGCAGATCGCGCGGACTGCGTACGTGATCGCGGCCTCCGTCTTGCCGTGATCACGGGGCGCGAGTACAAGTTGTCGACCCTTGTCGCCTTGTTTGCCCGCCGCGTCCCATGTGCGGTCGAGCTGATCAAACCACGCCGCGCGGTGCGCGGCGTAACGCATCCCGCAATAATACGAGTCAAAAAAGACGGGCGAGACTTGGGCGAGCGCGCGTCGCTCGACATCGCTCGCGGGGAGTAATTGGCGTGACATGTGCGCGCGCTCCGTGGTATGTGTGGGCGTTTTGTTCCCCCACTATATCACAGGAGTCGTCAAATGCTCTGCATCATAGCCGCGCTCATCATTTATTCCCCGCTCCCCCGCTACGCGCCCGCCGCTCGTGACGCGGTCGAGATCTGCGAGGAGATTATATCTCGTACCGAGCCTTTCAGCGTCGACCCCGTCGTCGCGATCGCGATCGCGTCCGAAGAGACGCGGCTACAACGAGATCTAAAATCGAGTCATGGAGCGGTCGGACCGATGCAAGTGCTTCCTATATACTGGTGTCCAAAAGCCGGAGCGTGTAACGAGATCGACGCGGGACTCCGCGCGATTGCCTACTTTTTAAAGCGCGAGAAGGGCGACGAGCTCCGCGCGCTCACTGCATACGCTGGCGCGGGACCTCGGGCGCGTAAATACGCGCGACGTGTGGTCGCCCGTATCGCACATTTACGCAGCGCGTTAAAGGTCGCTCAACGTACCTCGCATTGACCTCCGCCGCATGCACCCTCGAGCATGAGCGTCGTGTTGTCCTCGTCTTCGATGATGCGCTCGTAGTCGAGCGCGACGAGCTTCTCTTGTAGCTCGCAAAAATACCGATAAGCAGCGAGACGCGCGTCGCGGTGTGGGTCGTCGTCTGCGATGTCATGTGGCCACGAGATCGCCTGAAACGGCGCTTGTGGGTAATCATAGTCACCGCTGGCGGCGAGACAAGACACGCCCCCGAAATCCGCGCGCCCCTCGAGGAGCGTCTCGGCGACCTCGTCCCACTCGTGAGCCCTCACCGTACATGTATTAGATACGTTATGTGTGAGTCCCTCGACGCTCTCGGGGCGTAACGTGCCGCCCTTCACCCACGCGCTTTGTACGCGGCGCACGAGGTCCAAAAAGTCGGACGCGGTGAGGTCGTCGCGGACGAGCGCGTCGGGAGCGGCGATCGCGAAAGCGAGACATAGATCCCCCGATGAGCTCCACACGCTCGGCTCGACCGCGTGAGGATTAGCCGCCGCGAACGCTTGGACGATCGGCGAGTCGGCGGGGACTTGGATACGCCGTATGTATTCCCGCGCGTGATCCGGGTGTATGCCGCTCGAACACCCTAGATTAACCGCCGCGTTTCCGCTCGGTTTGACACACGTTACACGCGCGGGCATCGACTTTAGGCCGCACCGCTCCCACATCTGAGACGCGGTGCGCCTCGCGATGCGGCTGAGATGCTCGAGCATCGGCGTATCGCGCGCCCACTTCGGCGCGGAGCTTAAGCCCGTGAGCGAGACGCCGAGCAACGACTCGCGCTCGAGGATCGCGCGTGTCGCTGTGTCGCTTAAGTAGTCGTCATCTGTTCCCGTGTAGCTCGCTTGGATACACCCGAGGATCGTCGCGAAGCGCACAGACTCCTCTGCGTCGCGCACAGACACCCACGCGCTCGCGTTGATCTCACAGAGGTTGCAGAACTGGAACGCGGTCTCGTATGTATAGCCGCGAGCGAGATACGCGTCGCGTTGAGTGTGGTCGAGCATGTCGAGCGAATAGTTCTCGACGATCTCCCCCTCGGGGTCGCGTATGAGCGTCGGACACATTCCGATCTCGACACATGGATTATAAGCGACCTCAAGACTATCGACCCAAATCGTCGCGGGCTCTCCATACGCGCGAGTATGCTCGAACACCCGCGCGAAATGTGTCTCCGCTTCGGGATCATCGCGACGCACGACCGCCGAGACGTTAGCGCGGGCGCGATACGGGTGAGCCGCCCACCATTGATCGGCGCTCTTGTAGCTGATCATATCCGCGTCGTCGGGCGAGAACATACAGAGCAGCGCAGAGCGTCGCACACCGCCCGCGAGTACGCAGTCCGCGAGAATACACATCAAGTCGCTCGCGTCGACGGGACGGAGTGACTCACCCGCGCGCGAAATTAAGAGAGACTCAGCGCGACCGAGCGCGACGCGAAGAGGATACGCACCGGGAGCGCGACCACCACATGACGAGATCGGCGCACCCTTTTCGCGGATGCGTGAGAAATCGAAAGAGGGGAGCGGCGCGTCGCCCATGTACGCGCCTGTGAGAGCGCGGAAAGCGTCGGCCCATCCTTCGATCGTGTCGTCGATGATGTGGTGTCGCTGTTCGCGACCGCTGAGCTCCGCGACGGGTACGACGGGAGGGAGTGAGGCGACGTGATGACGCTGTACGCTGTACCCTACACCAGCGCCGCACAACAAGAGATACAACGCTTGGGCGAAACGCTCAGGCGCGTCGACGTAGCACGTCGTACAGTTGTAACTCCGCGCGTGTTTCGCGATTACCGCGTCGCCGCCGAACTGGAGCGACCGTTGCGAGCCGAGTATGCGGCGCTCGTTGATCAGCCGCTCGATCTCTGCGAGCTCAACGTGTAGCTCGTCGGCGCGGTCGCCTAAATGCGCGCGGTGCATCTGCATCACGCGGCGCGTGGCCTCGTGCCACGTCTCGCGACGCTTTTCGTTTTTGTTGTACCGCGCGTATTTTTGCTTGAAATTGAACTCGGCGAGCGCCGCTCGTTGGGGGTCGTTAGTCTGTATCATGGGTCTCCTGGTCGTCTAGACGCGTGAGATACGCGTCCGCGTTAGCGATAGCGCCGTTTATGGCGTCGAGATAATCGGGGAGACCATGCGCCGAAAGCTGCACCCTCACACCCTGAATCTCGAGGTCGTGCGCGTTTAGCGATCTCTTTGTCGCATGAGTCCACGCACGATAGTCCACTAGATACCACTCATCCACCAAACGCACAAGCACGAGCGCGAGGTGGCCCCAATACGACATACGCGTCAAGTCGAGAGCTTGCGCTTCGCCAACGCTCGATAATACGACGCGATTCGCTTTGCGCGACTTCACTTCCATAAGCCCCGCTCGCCCATCGGCGAGCCAAAGCTCAAAGTCTGGACCCGACGAGCCCGTGTTCACGGCCTTAAACATTCCGCCTTTTCCGACGCCACCGACGCGGCGATAAGGCTCGTGTCGCTTGCGTACGCGAGCGATCATACGAGACTCGTAATGTACTCCCATTTGTTCGACGAGATACTCCGCATTCGCGCCGCTACGCTGCGCCTCTTTATTCGCCGCGCTCGTGCGGCCTCCTCGGGTCGGGGGTCTGCGTCGCATATAGGGCCGATACTCTCTGCGTCTCATGGTTCTTGAGTCTCGCGGGGTGATGGTTTAGTGTGGCGTGATCACCACACGAGAGAGAGTAACACATGGAAACAGGAACACGCGCGCCCGTGATCGCGATCGAGGGAAATATCGGAGCGGGTAAGAGCACACTCGCGCGATATATACGCCGACACTATCCGAGCTGTCACGTCGTCGACGAGGCAGAGAGCGCGCTCATGAGCGCGTACATGCTATCTCCCGAGCGTTGGGGACTGAGTGTACAACTCGATCTCCTCGTACAGCGCGCGACGGCTCTGCGCTTGGCACACGCGAGAGCGCACCTCAACGACGGGCCGATCGTGCTCGACCGCTCTATCGTAGGTGATCGCGCTTTCGCTCGCGCGAATTGGCAGATCGGGCGATTGAGCGCGATCGAGTATCGAATATGGGAAGACGCGCACGAGGAGCTCCTCGCGCACACGCAGCGCCCCGACATCGTCATATACCTCGACGCGCCACCAGAGCTCGCACATCAGAGAGCGGAGGCGAGAGACGCACGAGCGCACGATCTCAGGTACTTCGAGGAGCTCGCGCGCGCACATGATGACGCGCTTTCGTATGTGCGCTCGTACGGAGTGCATATCGTACGCGAGCCGTGGGGCGATATAGACGCTCATTTGTACGACTCGACCGCCGATCGGCTGCTCACACGCGTCGCGAGGCTGTTCCATAACACACTTATTGAGGACTCTTAACCCGTTGCTTTATCGTCGTTTTCTTCGATTATGTAAATAAAAAGTAACGTTTTTC